GTTTTGGACTCGTGCTTATAATTTGATTTGGAATGAGTGGTTTAGAGATCAGAATTTGCAAGACTCTGCAGTTGTGGATATTGATGATGGCCCGGATGCTCCGGCCGATTATTTTTTACGGCGTCGCGGTAAGCGACACGATTATTTTACGAGTTCATTGCCTTGGCCACAGAAGGGTGATGCAGTTACGTTACCCTTAGGTGGTTCTGCGTCAGTGTTTATTGGTAATGCAGGTAATTCGTCTAATCCTGCACAAGTTATTAGTAAGTCGGGAACGACGCCTACGCAAATGTTTTTCGGTGCTGGTAGTGGTGTTGCTGACGCAGGCAACCGGATGTTTGCTGATCTGTCGACAGCTACAGCAGCGACAATTAATCAATTACGGCAGTCATTCCAGATTCAGAAGCTGCTAGAAAGGGACGCACGTGGCGGTACTCGTTACACTGAAATTATCCGTTCGCATTTTGGAGTTGTCAGTCCTGATGCTCGTTTGCAGCGCCCTGAATATCTTGGTGGTGGTAGCACTCCCGTATCTATTAATCCCGTTGCCCAAACTAGCGCCACAGGGCTTGCTGAAGATACTAGTCCGCAAGGTAATTTGGCCGCTTTTGGCACGGCTCTCGCGTACAATCACGGATTTACGTACAATGCTACTGAGCACGGGGTGCTTATAGGTTTAGTGTCGGTTCGTGCTGATCTTACTTATCAGCAGGGCCTTCCACGTATGTGGTCAAGGTCTACACGTTATGATTTTTATTTTCCTGCGTTTGCTACACTTGGTGAGCAGGCAGTGCTTAATAAAGAGATTTATTGCACTGGTACAGCGGATGATGACGATGTATTTGGCTATCAGGAGCGCTGGGCTGAATATCGTTATAAGCCCAGCCAGATTACTGGTTATTTTCGTTCAACGGCAGCGGGTACATTAGATGCTTGGCATTTGGCCCAAGAATTTGGGACTCTGCCTTCATTGAACGATGAGTTTATTGAGGATACGCCTCCAGTGGAGCGTATTGTTGCGATTGGCGATTCAGCCAATGGAAAACAGTTCCTGTTTGACGGGTTTTTTAACATTAGACAGGCACGGCCAATGCCGTTGTACTCAGTGCCTGGTTTGATTGACCATTTCTGATGGTTTGGCCAGCCCTTATTGCTGCCGCTGCGTCGGCATATGGAGCTCATCAGGCGAATAAGGCTGCTGAAGAGGCAGCTAATCGCCAGATGGATTTTCAGGAGCGTATGTCGGAGACATCTTTTCAACGTCAAGTTGAAGATTTGAAAGCTGCTGGTATTAACCCTATGTTGGTTTCTAAGTTAGGTGGTGCTTCGACTCCTTCTGGAGCTATGCCTACATTTATTAATGTGGGTGGAGCTGGTGCAGCAGGTTTTGGTCAGGCTGCAGCAGGTATGTCTTCAGCAGCTCAGGCTGAGAAGACAGGTGTTGAGACAGACATATTGTCTGAGACAGGTTTAGCGCAAGCTAAGGCGAATTTGGAGAAGACTGTTGCTGATTTTGGTTTGACAACAGCTCAGACCGCCAAGGTATTGACTGATACAGAGTTATCAGCCGCTCAGATTGCTACTGAGCGGGAAAGGCCCGCTCAGGTTCGGGCGATGATTGATCAATTGGTTGCTACAACTCAAACTGAGTTGTTTAAGCAGTTGAATTTAGAACAGCAAACAGCTTTGTTGAAGGCTCAAGTGCCTATGTATATGGCTAAGGCTCAGCTTGATCAGAATCAAGTTAGAGCTGAAGCGAATACGGAAGATATTCGCAGGCATGTTGAGCAGTTAGGCCCTGTTGGCCGTTTTGTTTCAGGTTTGATAAATGTTGGTAAGACAATTTTTGGGAAGTGATATGACACGTGTTAAGAATCCGATTACCTATGATCGTGACAAGAATAGTGCTAGTGCCACTTTTTGTTTTAGTAAGCCTAGTCTTACTAAGCAGTCATTTCGAGATGAGTGCGATATCAATAATATTTTGCGTAAGTTTAATGTTACTGGCGAGCTACCTTCTGGTAGCGTTCAGCCTCAGTATGGTGATTTTAGCGGGATTACTGATTATCAGTCTGCCCTTAATGCGGTAATGGCTGCGCAAGACTCCTTCCTTGCGCTACCGGCCAAGGTAAGGGCGAAGTTTGATAATGATCCCGCTCTTTTTGTTGAATTTGCCTCAGATGAGGCTAATAAGGATGAGATGAAGGCATTGGGCCTTCTGTCTCAAGAGACCGCCCAGGCGGTCGTTTCGTCACCTAGCGAACCCGTTCCGGGTGAGCCTGCACAGTGATCTACTTGATGTAACTGTGCTAGGTGACACCAAAAGGAGAAAAAATATGATGCGTCGCAGACCAATGAATAAATATAAAGCCGCTAAGAAGTTTCGTAGGGGTTCTATGCGGACGAAGTCCGCCAATATGCGTAGTAACCCTATGCGCGGCGGATGGCGACTGTAACGTGCCCTGTTTCCACCCGTTATCGGCGTGGAAAACGGCAGCAGGGGACGTTGTTTTCTATGAGAGCGCCAGGCACGATATCGTGCGCAGCCTCACGCTGCCATGCGGTCAGTGCGTAGGATGTCGGCTTGAGCGTTCTCGCCAGTGGGCGATAAGGTGTTTGCATGAGGCTAGTAGGTATACAAACAATTGTTTTATTACGTTAACCTACAATGACGAGAATTTGCCAAGTGACCAAAGTTTGCATTATGATCATTTTCAGAAGTTCATGAAGCGCCTGAGAAAGGCGCACAGAGGCATTGACCCCGTAGAGGGTCAGTATCCGATTCGATTTTATATGGCAGGCGAATATGGCGAAAATTTTGGCAGACCTCACTTCCATGCCTGCGTTTTCAACTTCGATTTTCCGGATAAGAAGCTTTGGAAGCGGACGGATGTTGGCAGTAGAATTTTTAGATCCGAACAGCTTGAAAAGCTGTGGCCTTTTGGTTATTCCTCCCTCGGAGAGGTCAACTTTCAATCGGCTGCGTACGTTGCCCGTTACATAATGAAGAAGATTAACGGTAAGCAACAAGCCGAACATTACGAATGGGTAGACCCAGACACTGGGGAGGTTTCTCAGCGAAAACCAGAGTTTAATAAGATGAGTTTGAAGCCAGGCATAGGATATGACTGGTATAAAGAATTTAAGGATGACGTTTATCCACATGATTATGTTGTGGTTAACGGCAGAAAGGTTCGGCCACCTCGCTTTTACGATAAAAAGTATAAGGCCGAAGACCCTATCAGTTTTGAATGGATAGAGTTTGAGCGAGAAAAGAGAGCTCGAGACAAGTATGAAGACAATACTGTTGAGAGATTGGCAGCAAAGGAAAAAGTGGCGAAAGCCAGACTTTCCTTGCTTAAACGTAGTTTGACGTGAGGAATTACTATGAAGATGTTAGTGTGTACTATCAGAGACAGGGCCGCTGAATGCTATGGTCGGCCGTTTTTTCTACCTGCTACTGGAGTTGCTATACGTAGTTTTCAGGATGAAGTTAATAGGGATGCGCCTGATAATCAGATGTTTGCGCACCCCGATGATTTTGATTTATACGAACTTGGGATTTTTGATGATTTTGATGGTAAATTTGCTTTACATGAAGCTCCGAAGCTGTTAGCGTTAGGCAAGCAGGTTAAGAGCAGAAGTTAAATACAAGGGGGGTGATCTGAAAAGATCGCCCCGCAATTAGGAGATAAACGATGATGCATCGTAATAAGTCTGTAAATGTTCATCAGTTTGCTATGATTCCGCGAGCTGATATTCCTCGTTCTAAGTTTGATTCACAGAAGTCGTATAAGACGACGTTTGATGCGGGTTATTTGGTTCCTGTTTATGTGGATGAGGTTTTGCCTGGAGATACTATTAATTTACAGATGACGGCGTTTGCTCGATTAGCTACGCCATTGTTTCCAATTATGGATAACATGCATCTTGATTCGTTTTTCTTTTTTGTTCCAAACCGACTGGTTTGGGAGAATTGGCAGAAGTTTATGGGTGAGCGTTACCCAGATCCTGACAGTTCGATAGATTACACAGTTCCACAGATGGTTAGTCCCGCAGGCGGTTATGCAATTAACTCGTTGCAAGATTACATGGGACTTCCCACAGCAGGTCAGATGACAGCGCCTAATACTATTTCACATTGTGCGTTTTGGACTCGTGCTTATAATTTGATTTGGAATGAGTGGTTTAGAGATCAGAATTTGCAAGACTCTGCAGTTGTGGATATTGATGATGGCCCGGATGCTCCGGCCGATTATTTTTTA